GGGCAGCGTCAACGTCGCGGCGTCCGCGCGCAGGTGAATCGACAGCGTCGGATAAGGCGTGGTTGTATAATCGAACGCCGTCATCGCGTCGGGCGTCCAGCGCAGAAAATTGCGAATCACCTCCGCGCACGACCGGTCCAGCGCCTCCGCGTAGGGCGCGGTCGCGTTCGGCGTGATCGTCCCCACCGTGATCGGCACGCCCCGCGCCGTCGCATAGGCCAGCACCTCCGCAATCGCCGCGCCCGTCGCCAGCTTCGTCCCGTCCTGCGCCTGGCTCAGAATGAGACGGCTCTTGTTCGTCGGAATCAGCGTCACGTCGGTCCCGTTCGTCGTCTGCCACGTCTGCTGGAAAACGACATTCTCCAGGTACCACCACGGCCCGGCCACGCGATAGAATTGATCCTCCGCGTTCGCCGAGGCGCGGCCCGGCACCTGCACCACGCGCCCGTAAAACCAGGGCGTGCCGTTTTGAAAAAGCCGGATCGTCGACCCGTAAGCGAAAATCGGGTCCCCATCGCTCGGCGTCGACTCGGCGCGAAACGTCACCAGGTCCGGCATCTGGTTGATCCGCTCGCGCGTCACCTCGCACAGCCCCCAGTCGGCCACCGATTTCTCGATGCCATTTGCGTCGATGATCGTCCAGATGTTGCTCATGACGCAACGCCTCCGTGGTAGCCGTCGGACTCCGGCCGACGGTGCACTTGGTAGGCTGCGACAGTCTGGGTGGCCCGGGCTACTTGTTGCCCGGGCGCGCGCAGCGCGCAGGACGCGACTTCAGCCGTCCCATAGGACCTATTCGTCCCATCAGTCCTATTCCTCATAAAACCACCAGGTAATCCAGCTTGTACGTTGCCGCGTCCGTCACGCCGGAAAGATCGGCCGTGAAGCCGTCCGTCGTGATCGAATCATCCCGCACCGTCGCGAACATATTCAGCCCGCCCGTCAGCTTGCGAAACGTGGCCAGCACCTGCGCCGGGACCGACGGCAGCGCCAACCCGGTCACGGTCACCGAGTCCGCGCCCGCCGCGATCGCCTGCGTGCCGCGATATTTCTGTACGAACCCGACACCCGCGCCGCCGCCCATGTAGAGACCGCCTGCGGTCGTGCCATCGCCGACAAAAAGTTCGTGCTCGTCCGTCGTGAAAAGCAGTTCTCCGGCATCCGGGGTGATCAGCGCGCGTTGAGCCTCAACCCCGCGCCGAATTTGTATTTTTTGTGACATAGTTAAAAAGTGAAAAGTTAAAAGTTAAGAAAGGAAAAGGGTGGGAAAACCGATTCGGTGCGAAGGCAGGTGTGAGAAGGAAACTCCGTCCTTTTACCTTTTTCCTTTTCACCTTTGCCTTTAGAGAAACGTCCCCCCATCGAGATTCAGCGCCGTGGGAATGAGCGCGTCCGCGAGATTTCCGCCGTCGATCGTCCCGCCCTGCGGATACGCGTAGACCGTCGTGAACGAACCGCCATCGACGCCGTTGGCGGCCAGCGGTGCGCCCATCGTGATCAGCCCGCCGCGCAGCACGAACGTCGTGTCCGAGCGCGTGCCGAGAAAACTTGCCTTGGGCATCTCCTCCAGCACGGCGGAAAACGTGCAGGTCAAAAGGCTCTCGCCGCTCGCGCCGCAGATGATCGTTGCCGTCCCGCTTTGCGGAAACGAACTGAACGCCGTCAGCACATAAGCCGCGGCCTCGGCCACGCTCACATGCTGGCGCGTCACCGAAAACTGAAGTTGGTTCACCGCATTGCCGCGCGCCAGCGGTTGTGCCGCCACTGCGCGAAGAAACTGGGCATCCTGCACGACCTGTTTGCCGTTGAGCAGCACATCGTGCGCGTCCGTCCAGCTTTGCAGATCAACCGTGCCGTCATTCGTCAGCCAAACCGTATTTAAAGAAATTCGCATATAGATTTAGATTCAATAGGTAGCCGGCGCAGGCCCTTGCGCCGGTGTCTTTTTCCCCTCGTTCCCAAGTTTCACTTGGGAACGTATCTTGTTCCCGCGAAATTTCATTTCGCGCCAATTCCCCCGTCCTATAAGTCCTATTCCGTTGGCTCCCCCTCGCTCAAACTCACCAACGCCTCCGCTCCGGCCTCCGCATCCAGCAGCGCGCGATTCGCCGTGAAAACCAATTCACCCACGCGCCGATGCACCGCATCGAACGTCAGCGGACCGGAAGTCAGTTGCGCCAGGGGCAACCGCAGCCAGAGATGCTGCCCGACAATATCGAGCGTGTTCGCTCCCGCCGAAAGCAACCGTCCCGGCAACGCGCCCTGCACTTGCAGCGCCTCCAACACATCCGATTCGGCCGGCCCATCCGGCGTGGCCAGCGCAAATCGAGCCTCAACAGAAAGCGAATCGAGCGTCATATCCAGCAGCGCATTCGCCGCGGACATCACCGGAGTCGTCTTCATCGCGAAATGGACCTTCACGCCATTCAGCGCGCGGAGATTCAGCCATGGCGCGGAGTTCCAGGTGATCTGAAAGTCATCCCCGAGTTGCGGCGGCATCGTCGGCAGCGCGGGAAAATCGGCCGTGTCGATCGTCACCAACCGATTCGACGCATTGATCGGCAACGACCGTGCGCCGAGCGCCAGAAAAGTCACCGCGCCCGCCACCGAATCGCTCGCGCCCAAATTCAAATCGGGCATCTGGATAATCGCCACGGCGGAAAATGTCAGCCGCACCCCGTTCGCCGCCACCAAAACCAGCGGTGAATCCGCCGGGCCGAAAAGCGACGTCCCAGGCGCGCCCAGCGTGTAAGGATAAAGCGAGACCAGATCGGCAAATGGCGCGCTCGGCGTGAACTTGATCGTCACCGGCGCGTAGGTCGCCGTAGCGTCGAGCACGCCCTGCGCATCCGAATCGACCGCCTCCAGCTCCAGTGCCGGCGTCACCAAAATCCCGTCTTTCGCGAAAAAGGTATGGCCGTTGAACGTCGCCGCCGCCGGCCCGCTCAGTAAAGTTGTTCGTGTGATTGGCATATATTCATTTCTGGAGGGTCGGACTCTGTCCCGACCCATTTATGGTTCGCTGCCTTCCTGGTAGCCGTCCCGCCTTGGCGGGACGGGCGGCGTCAGCCGCTCTTTTAAAAATCCGTCATCCTGAGCAAATCAGGCTTGTCCTGATGCAGTCGATGGACCTCTAACTATTTGTCAGTCGCCTTTTAGTCGTATCGCCGCTAGGACGGGAAAGGACCAAGGCAATCCATGGAACTTGAACCGGAAAAACCGCGAGAAGAAACTTCCGCTCCGTCGCGTAATGTGCGAATGACATGTTGGTGTTCCATTTATATCGGCACCATTTTGATCGTAACGATTCTGGACCCAATCGATTTCGGCCCGCCTAGGCCGTTTAGGGACATTATTAGTTTGGCCGTGAGCATTTTGATGTTCATTCCCGTTCTGCCATGGGGCCTGGCTGGCTTTATTGGATTTATCTCCGAGCGAATCAGTAGCCATTTCCCGGCTCACAGTCTCATGGCCGACTTGATTAGGCTGCCGGGGTGTATATTGGTGATCCCTCTGTCCTACGTGATCTATATTTATCATTGGAGGCTCACTTCGAAGGCAACCAGTTTGCGCGTCTTCCTGCTTTTAATGCTTTGCTTGATCCTTCTATGCAGCGCGAGCATGCAAGGATGCAGCAAAATGGATTTCTTGCCGCCGCAGCGATAGGAACTACCCATAACTCGCCCTCGCCTCCGCGCTCGCGACAAACCCCGCCAGCCACGCCCGCGTTCTCAATAGAGAAGGCGCGGCCACATCGAAGGGTGCGGTATATAGAATCGACGTCGGCCCGCGCGGCGCCGGCTGCGATCCATCCAGCGTATAGAAAATCGCCGCGCCGGCCTGATCGCTCGAAAGCGTTACCGTCTGCGGCGATAGAGAACCCGCACTCGATATGGAAGGCGCATCGAGTTGCGGGATCGCATAGCTCGCACCCGCCTGCGTCCGCACCTGGATCTCATAGGCCACGACATTCGGCTCGTTCACCATGCGCAGCGCAGTCGGTGCGGCGGTGAGAACCTCGTTGATCGTTGTGGGCCGAAAAAGATGCAGCAACGCGAGCGCGGTCTCCGCTACTTCGAGCGCATGCGGCCCGGTCGACACCGGCACGTTCTCATGGAAGCGCACGGCGATTTCCACTGGATCGAAGAACGGGCCTGGCGCGTTCGGCGCATTCACCAGCGCCTGCGGCACCAGCACCACGCCGTAGGTTCCCGCCGCGGCCACGCTCGTTTGCAATTCGTACGAAACGTCACGCGGATTCTCGACCAGGACCGGAATCGTTGCGAAGAACGGATCGGCCAGCAGGCAATCGGCGACTTCTTGTTGGATGGAGGTTAGGATGCTCATGGTGAAAAAGGTAAAAGGTAAAGGGTGAAGGGAAAAGGGAGGGGAACTGAAAAGGCATTGCGCAACACGATGGAAAGCAACGATGCTTCCCGCCTTTTACCCTTTTCCTTTTCACCTTTCCCCTTCCTCATACGCCCTCCTCCTTGCGCTGCGTGAAGTGCCGATGCCGCGCGACGATGCTCGGCCTGGGCGCTTCGGTGGTTTCGAGCGTCGGGCTGTCCGGTTCCTCGATATTAAACGTCCCGGCGGCGACCTGTTCGAGCAGACGCACCGCGCGATTCGCCGCCATCATCCGCACGTCCTTCGGCGACACGCCCACGCGTTGCGGCAGACGCACGGCCACGAGATCGAGCGCCGTCGCGAGCAGCTTTTGCGGAATCGTCCCGGGCAACCCGAGCGTGTTCGGCTTATAAGCGCCCACGTAACCGCGCACCATGTCGACCACCTGCGCCAGCGTCGGCGCCACGGGATCGGCCTGGCCGCTCGCGGTCGCCGCAGCACGATACGTGGCCAGCTCCGTCTCGGAAAAAGTCGTCAGCAAATCGCTTTCAGCCGGTGTAATCCAAGCCATAGGAGAGAAGGGTAAAAGGTGAAGGGTAAAGGGAAAAAGTCGGGATCAATGAAGTCACGAAAGTTGATGTTTGAAGAAAAGTGGGGAAAAGGTAGAAAGGCCAATGATCGATCTGGTAGGCCGCACGCGCCGATTTGCGCTCCGATGCCTGAAAGCGGCTGATGCACTTCCCCGCAATGCGGGAGCAGAAGCTATCTCGTCGCAGTAGGCTCGAAGTGGCACAAGCACCGCTGCCAATTATCGCGCTTCGCAAGTCGCGCGATCCAAAGCGGAATTTTGTGCGAAACTTCAAATCGCGCTTGAAGAAGCAGATGAAACTCAATTCTGGCTCGGGCTCGCAGCCGAAGCCGAATACTTGCCCGCTGAGTTGCTGAAAGATCTCGCGCAGGAAGCAGCCGAATTGACGGCCATTCTTGTTGCAAGTCTGAAAGCCGCGCGGCGGAACAAGCCGGTTCATGGTCAGTAGCCTTTTACCCCTTCCCCTTTTCCTTTTTCCCTAGCTGACCGTTAGCAGTTGCGCGGCGCTCTCGTTTGTGATCGCCACGGCTTCGCTCCAGTCGAACTTCGCGACTTCGACGCGGCCGTCATCGCGGATGTAGGACCCGGGCACCATGTAGTTGCCCATCAGCCGGAACGTCTTCATGAACGACGGATCACGGCGCGTCGGATTTTGCAGGCGCGCGAAAATCAGCACCGACGTATCGAGCAGAAACTCGATGTTCGGCGCGAGCCCTTCCTTCGTCGTGTCGACCACCATGTAGGAGGTGCGCACTTCGGGATTGCCGACGAAAAGCTTGGTCGCCTCGGCCGGCGTCACGTTCGGGATGGCGTAATCCCCCGCCGCGATGAATCGGCTGCGCACATTGGTCGCATTCTTGAAAATTCTCCAGGCCCCGGCGCCGAAAAGCACGCCGACGCCCATGAGCGAACCGTACCGCGCCGCCTTGATGACATTGAGAATCTGCGCGTCGATGTCGTCGATCGGATCGGTGCCGCTGGAGCCCGACCAGGTCTTGGCCAGGGCCGTGCCGGTGGTGGCGGCGACCGCGGTGTTGATCACGCTTTGCTCGTGGCAGAGCGCGGCGACTTCGGCCACGATGGTCGCGCCTTCCATCAGCGCGTTGGTCAGCGCGGCTTCTTCGATTTGTTCGAGGAAATCGATCGGGAAGTCGAGCGCGTTCGGCTGGCAGTTATAGGTCGCGTCGGTCGCGTCAAAACTCAACACGGTGGCGCGTCCGCCAATCGCGCGTGAGGTGTCCGGCGGGGCGAAACGGTTCTTTTCCGTGTAGATTTTGTAACGGCCGATGCTGGTGGGGACTTCCACCGTCGGCGCGAGGAAATCGGCCACGGGCTGCACGGCGGATTGCGCGGCGCCCTGGGCGAATTCCCGCAGCATCGGGCTGGAAGTAATTTCGGATAAACTAGGCATATGTTTTTTTCTTTGTTGGTGGTCCGGGCTATTTATTGCCCGGGTTCGTCCCGCCTTGGCGGGACGAACAGGAAGCTGCCTTCCTGCCTTTGTTGTAGCGGCGGTCTATGGCCGCCGGTCGCGTCAGCGACTTTTTAAAAATTCGGTCATCCCGAGCTTGTCGAGGGACCTCTTACTATTTCCTGTCGTCAGTTGTAGCGGCGGTCTCTGACCGTCGCTGATTGGGGTTAAAGGGTGTTTGTTGGAACCGGCTCGAATGGGATAGTGTGATTTTAATGATTCCTTTGGCGCTTCTGCTCTTCTCGGGTTTGATTATCTACGCCTCGACCTCGCACCAGATTGCGTGGCTGGACTGGCCTCTTCGTCCTCAAACAAAAACGCATTGGGTCAGCGCTCTTATATGGGGAATTGTCATCAGTCCTTTGCTTGGCTATCTCGTTACCCTACCTGATTTGCGGAGTAACCCACTCGGATTGGCGCTGAGCTTCTTAGCCGTGTTTTCCATCAAAATCTTGATTGATGCTCGCACTTGGCCTCGGGTGCTTTTAACTCTTTGGAGCTCCACATGGCTGGGATGCTTTTTCTATATCATGCATGCAAGCGTTTTGATCATTCGAATGGTCCCGATAACCGAGCAACTTAAACCGTGACCGTCCCGAACGTCGGCCGCGTGCGCACGAGCTGGCCGTCGACGAAAGCCTCCTCGGCGATGCCGACGATGCGGTACGTTCCCGAGCCCGTGGTCAGACTGACCTT